AACGTACTAGCGAGTTGAAAGACCCAACAAAGTTCCTACAATCAGCATTTGTTGAGGGTTCAATTTCGCGGCTTGATGACAAGATTATGGAAAAAGCGTTACTCAACGCACAAATTATTGAAGATAAGATTGGTATTCAGGTTGATAAAGCCAAAGCAACGTTAAAAATCGATGTGGTTGATGCGATTATTGATGCTTTGTATCAGGGCATGATTCATTTTGAAGAATATTCAGATGTAAATGACCCAGAAAAGAAGATTGGACGTATGACCTCTGCCGAAGTTGAGGCGTGGTTTAACGATCCAGAATCAGGATTATTAGGAGATATTGATGATTTTTAAGCGATTATTACCGCTAATTTGGCGGGTTTTTGATATTCTTTGCTACTTTGCAGCGCTCGTGGCGCTAAATTGGGGCATGTTTAGCTTAAATAAGGTGGCTGGTGCGGTTGCGCTGGCCTTTTCTTTTGCAGTCACTGGCTTCATCAGTGAACTGCTAACGCCGACACCGAAAGGGGGTGATTAATTGCCATTATTCAACTTTCAAAACGGCTTGATGGTTGATGGTGGTCAAGAGATTGGTTTTGATGATGCGACAATTGTGAACTACATCAGTCCAGAGGGTAAAAACGATTATGTGAGTGCTGAAATTGCGCTGCGTAATTCTGATATTTACTCTACGGTCTTTCAGTTGAGCGCAGATTTAGCGTCATCAAAGCTAATCACAAGTAATTCTCGTAATCAGGGGATGCTGAACAATCCGACAACTTGGTCAAACGCTTATAGCTTTTGGCAAGCGGTTTATGCGCAGTTGTTATTGGGTGGTGAAGCGTTCGTGTATCGCTGGCGCAATCAAAACGGTATTGATGTCCGGTGGGAGTATCTGCGACCTAGTCAAGTTGGTGTCTTTGCACTGCCTGACTTTTCCGGACTCTACTACAACGTCTCATTCGACTCGCCATTCGTCGGTGTCAAACAGGGAGTGCCATCAAACGACATGATTCACTTCCGCTTGTTAAGTCAGAACGGTGGCGCGACTGGCGTCAGCCCATTACGGTCGCTTTCTAGTGAATTGCAAATTAAGAAGTCGTCAGATAAGCTGACAATTACTGCTTTGGATAAATCAGTGTTAGCACCTGGTGTTTTGAACATTAAAGGCGGCGGGTTGCTAAACGCTAAATTAAAAGCTAAACGCTCGTTAGAGTTTATGAACCAAGTTCAAAATTCTAATGGTGGGCCAGTCGTGACCGATTCGCTAGAAGAATACACGCCGCTTGAGTTAAAAAG